ACTGGATCAGGCTTAATTGGTTACGCCTACGGCTATTCGCCAATGTGCCTAATTCAAAACTTCTTCCCGCTTGGAACTTGGCGAAATCTGATAACTTCCCAGTATAGTTACAAACTAGGTGGCACCAGCGCATTTGAGTCTTTTATAACTGCAAACGCGGAGGTTACAGGTTTTGCATTTAGTGGCACACCAACTACTTCCACGCCTACTTATGGCATTAAGAGTGACGTTCTTTCTTCCACGCCGTTGAAGCGCCACAATGGAGAACCGTGGGGCTATTATCCTTTCATCTCCACCGGGGGTCTCTTAACTGCCATCCCCGCCAATCCGCAATATCAGATTGTGCTCTCCTCCGCTACCTGATATGTTCTCAGACCCAACCACCCAAGAACGCCTCGAAAAGCTCCGCCGACTTAAACAGCTCCGCGAAGCCTACGGCGTTGTCGCCTACCGCCCATCTGCCAAACAAGCTCTTTTCCACGCAGCAGCCGGCCACAAGCACCGTTACCTCCGCACTGGAAACCGCTTTGGTAAATCCACCTGTGGCTCAGCCGAGGACTGCTCTTTTGCCCTCGGTGCCCGCCTATGGTGTGACAAGGATGATCCTGTCCGTCATCTTGGAATACCGAGGCGTGCAACTAAAGGTGTGATTCTAGTGGCGGATTGGGATAAGGCGAGAGAGATTTTTACGAGTCCTGAAACGGGAAAGTTGATGGCAATGTTGCCGAAGGATCGGGTAGAGGCTTGTATTAAGAACCAAGCGGGGGAGGTGTCAATTATTAAGGTGAATAATATTTGGGGGACGATTTCTACGATTGAACTAGACACCGTTAGGAGCTTTATGGCGAATCCGCTTGGTGGTGAGTCTTCTCAATGGGATTGGATTCATGTGGATGAGCCGATTCCAGAAGCGATGTGGAAGGCCTATTCGCGCGGGTTGATGGATACAAAGGGCTCTTCTTGGTTTACTTGCACTCCGATTTCAGAACAGTGGATCAATGAGTTTTTCTTGCCCGTGAAGATGATGAAGAGTTCGTTTGACAGTGGGTTCTCTTGGGAGCAGAAACCGGAGTGTTGGATTATGACAGGGTCTAGTTACGACAACCCGACGCTGGATAAGGCTGAGGTGGATCTTTATGCAAAGACACTTTCTGAATCCGAGCGGGCTAGTCGAATTTACGGGTTGCCGAAGAACTCACAGGGCTTGGTTTATCCGGAGTTTGATCAGGAAAAACACGTTTACACAAAGCTTCCGCTTGGCTGGAAAGACTTTGATGAACCGCCTGACAATTACACGGTTAGGGTGTTTATTGATCCACATCCGCGCACGCCGCATGCGGTGCAGTTTTGGGCGACCGCTCCCACGGGGCAGTCGTTTATGTATCAGGAGTTGTTTTCGCCGTGTTATATCGAAGACCTTTGCACTCAGATTCACTCGATTCTCAAGGGCCGCACGCCTTGGCAGATCATTATGGACCCACTTGGGTTTATTCCTAATCCAATTAACGGGCAGTGTTATGCGGATATTTTTATTTCACGCGGTCTAAATGTCCTCCCCGCGCCAAAGGAACTATCTACCGGGATTCAGAAAGCAAAACAGGAACTCGCCAAGCCGGGGAACTTGTTTTTTAATTCTGCCTGCTCCCGCACGCTGCGAGAATTTTACACCTACTGTTGGGATAAGGGAAAGGAAAAACCAGTTGACAAAGATGACCACATGATGGAATGTTTCTACCGCGCATGTGTTGTTGGCCTTGATTGGGTTGACTTCAAGCGCGAAGAACTGAAGCAAGAGGCTCTGGCGTATCAAGACAACTGGCTTGACCTTAGCCCGCTTGGATCGAGTTCACTGACTAAACTTGTTGCTTAATATGCCAGACTATCTTCCAAAAAAGCACACAGCAACAGCTGGGCTTTATCAAAGAGCTTATAATAAAGGGCTTCCAGACCCTAATTATACTCCTGTGACTGCATATCAAGGAGCAATTGCTGCGCCAATTAACCAGTATCAAGCTCAAAATGGTAGCCCAACAAATGAAGATTTGCTATTAGCTATTAATAAAATTTTTGGCACAGCTCCAGCTAAAGCTCGACAAGGAAGCTTATTGTATCCACTGGCTGGAGCTGCTCCAGTCGTTATGAATATTCCTTCGCCCGAGGCAAACTCCAGAGCATTTGAACTTTTCCAGCAAGCCAAAATTCCTGCGGATCTTGACCAAGCAACACAAGCTAGGATGATGACAGAGCACTTGCAAAAACTTGGCATTCTTCCATGAAACCCAAAGACCTCACATCCCGCCTGAAGGCTGAAATTCCAGACGAAAAGCTGGATGAGCTCTGCACGTTTCTTGTGAAAAACGTGAACCGCTCCCGTGGCGTGATGGCGTCCCATTATGAATCTTGGGACAAGGCCCTTGACACTTATCGTTCCGTCCGCTCGCCTGACGCTAACGACATCCGCGCTCGCAACAAGCGCGAGCCAGAAAAGATGACCGTGCCATTGTCTTATGCACAGGTCAACACCCTAGTCACCTTCCTCTTCCTCGCTTACACCCAGAAAGAGTCCATCTTTGAACTCATTCCCACCGGCCCCGAAGACTATGGCGCAGCCCTAACCGCTTGCCAAGCTGTGATTGATCGGGAAGTGAGAAATACCAATTATCACTCAAAATTGGTGCAGGCGCTGTTGGATATGGCGCGGTTTAACATTGGAGTGATGAAGACCAGCTGGCGGTTTGAGAGTAAAGAGGTTAAGCGGAAGGCTGAGACAATGGAACTTCCGTTTGATTTGATGGCAGGGATGATGCTGCCGATGGAACAACCCGCTGAGACGGTGGATGAGGTGGTGGTGTATGATGGGAATGAGGTGGAAGTGATTTCGCCGTATTATTTCTTTTATGACACCCGCCAGCCGCTTTCGAGCTGGAAACGCGGGCGGTTTGCAGCAGATGAGACACAGTTTCATTTCCAAGAGCTTAGGGCGATGGAAAGGAATGGGGAAGCCTTCGGCACCGAGCACATCACTCCGTTTGATGCAAAGGCTTGGCGCACGAGGCAGAATGGGACCCGGTTGAAGGACATTGATCCTCAGATGCAGAGGAAGGGTGCTCGGACGGATGATTATATGGTTTGCATTCTTACGGTGCAGGCTAAGATTACTCCGAAGGATTATGAGCTTTCTGATAGCGAAGAGGAAGAGATTTGGGTTTTTGGGATTGCCAATGACCAGCGGATTATTTCTGCCCGTCCGTTGAATGCACCACATAATGAGTTTACTTATGACATTCTTACAATGTCGCCGGATCAGCACACGGAGTTGTGTGATTCATTGTCAATGTTGATTGACCCGCTGCAAGAAGTTGTTACATGGCTCTTGAATGCCCGCGTTGCAGCGGTGAGGCAAAATGTGGAGGGGCGCTATGTGGTTGATCCTTCGTTCATTGAGGTCTCTGACCTTACGGCCGGTCATAAGTATATTAGGTTGAAGAAAAATGCACCCTACAACCAAGGGGTTAATGCGTTTATCCAGCAACTTAAGACCGTCGATCCAACGGTTACACACATGCAGGATGCAGAAACATTGATGCGAATGATGCAGATTGTGTCTGGTGTCAATGAGAACTCGATGGGCCAGGTTGCTTCTGGTCGGCGTTCTGCTACTGAAAACCGTGCAGCGAATGCTGGAGCGGCTTCAAGAATGAAGCTGATTGCTGCCACTGTGTGGATCGACGGTCTTGCTTCTCAGGGGAGAAAGATGCTTTTGAACACCCGCCAAGATTTGATGTTTGAGACATTTGAGCGGGTGGTTGGAGAGAATGCGCAAGAATATTGGGGTTTCTTCCATGCAGAAGATCCAACCACGTTGCTTGGTAATGAAGATTATTTCTCCTATGATGGCACTCTTTCCAGTGAAAAGAATTACATCGCTCAGTCGTTGCAAGAGCTCGTTGGCATTCTTGCTTCTAACCCTGAGGTGCTTGCTGCGACAAATCTTGATCTTGTTGCTATGATTAAGGAAATCCAAGCTCTTCGCGGGGTGAAGAATCTTGAGCGTTTTGAACTCCCACCTCAACCAGCCCTACCTCCAAATGGACAACCAGGAACCCAACCCCCTCTCCCGCCAGGAACTCAACCAACTCCTCCTCTCCCTGGAGCAGCTTAAAACGAATGAAGTCTTTAATGGTTTTATTCTTGAAAACCAAGTTGCTTATGAAAAAGGAATTGCGACCATTCTTCAGGATGCTCCAAAAGACTTTGCTCAGTTTGCCATCCGCGAACGTATGATCGGCGCGCTGGCAGAGACTAAGAAATTTCTCGATCTGATTTCCTCAACGGAAATTGATCTCAACCAAAAACTAAACGAACACAATGCCAAACGAAAATGATGATATGGAAGACATTGAAGATGATCTTCCGCCTAATGATGACGAGCCTGGGCTCGAAGATGGAAACGACGACATCCAAGACGATGACGACGATTCATCCACGCCGCCTTCTGGTGGTTTGACCCAGCAACAGATTGTTGACCTTGCTACGCGAGCCGCAATGGCCAATACGTCGCAGCGTCAACAACAGCAACTTTCTCCTGAAGAGATTGATGCTAAGCTGAATCGCTATAAGGTTAACGAAGAGTTTGTAAAGCTTCTTCGTGACCCTGAGGCTGATCCTAAAGCCCTTGTGGCAAAATTTCAAGAGATGATTGACGGCGCGGCTAAATTTGCCACGACGTCTTCACAACTCTTGTTCCAGGACGCCCTTACCCCGCTTCAACAGCAAGTTGAAGCTCAAAAAGCGTTTGTTCGTGAGCAGCAGACGAAGAACTTTGTCAAACATGTTGAAACCCGCTTTCCAGCGTTGCAAGGAAAACAACGGGTTGTTCGACAGGCTGTGGAGCAATTGGCTGCTTCCGGCTACGTTCCGCCTACTAACCCGGACGGAACCACAAACAAAAGCGCGGCACAGAAACAAGTAGCTCTCGTGGCAGAGCAAATGATCCGCCAGATTGATCCGAATTTCCGCTTGAAGTCGGTTCAGAATCAGCAACGACAAGCGGGCAGTTTTGGCATGCGTCGTGGAGGCTCCGGAGGTGGTGGCTTCCCGCAAGGCAAAACTGGTGCAGCTTCATTTCTTGAC